CTGCCTCCGGTGGAAGGCGGCGATGTCCCGCGCATGCAGATGCAGAACGTCCCCATCACCATGCAGATGCCCGGCAAGCCGATTGGCGACATGCCGGCGCTGACGGCCGAGTAGGAGGCCTCCCTAGATGCAGACCAAGGACTTCGACCTCGACCTCAAGGAGGTCGGGGATGACGGCACGTTCGCCGGATATGGATCGATCTTCGGCAACGCTGACAGCTACGGCGAGATCGTCGAGCCCGGCGCGTTCGCCGCCAGCCTGCGCGCGCACGCCAAGGCCAAGACCATGCCGATGATGCTGTGGCAGCACGACACCTGGCAGCCCATTGGCGTCTGGACGCTAATGGAAGAAGACCAGCGCGGCCTCCGGTGCGAAGGGCGTCTGCTCCTTGGCGTGAAGCAAGCCGACGAAGCCCACATCATGCTGAAGGCTGGCGCCATTCGCGGCCTGTCGATCGGCTACCGCGAACTGGCCGCCGAGCCTGACGGCAACAACCGGCGCCTGAAGAAGCTGGACCTGCGAGAGGTCAGCATCGTGTCGTTCCCGGCGAACGACAAGGCGACGGTCACGTCTGTGAAGGCAGAGCGCGCCGCCGATTTCGTGCGGCGACTGCGCGACGGCGAGCCGCCCAGCACCAAAGAGTTCGAGGACATCCTGGGTGATCTAGGGGTCCCGAAAGCCCTGCGGGCAGGCATTGCCTCCCATGGGTACGCCAAGGCCATCCGGAGTGAGTCCGGGGGCATCGATCCAGCCGTCAAATCAGCCATGACCGACCTGCGGGCGGCGCTGGAAGGCTTCCTCAACCCCCGGACCTGATGGAGACCCCAATGTCCGAAGCTCAAGAAATGGAAACCCTCGTCAAGGACCTGAAGCAGGCCGCCGACGACGTGAAGAAGGTCGCGGAGACCACCCAGACCGAGGTCAAGAACCTGGGCAAGGTGACCGACGAGACGAAGCAGAAGGCCGACGAGGCGCTGGTCAAGCACAACGAGATCAGCGAGCGCCTGTCGGTCATCGAACAGAAGA